GTTCCAGCAGTAGTTGTAGCCGAAGCAACAGAACTTTGAGTTGTTATTGTAAAAGAACTAGCGCCAACGGTTTGACTAGGTAATTGCCAAACACCATCTAAATTACTAACACCAGTTCCATCAATACTTATCCAATCACCAACTGCTAAACCATGTGCGCCTATTGTATTAATAGTAACAGTTGTACTACCTGCACCTACAATATTATGTATTCTTAAATCACCTTCGCTAAAAATAGAAGTTTCTACTACATCTCCATCCACAACTAAGTTAATTCTATTTGCTAAATTATCATAAGACATTCCTAAATAAAAAGGTCTTAAAACATAAGACGCTTCTTTCCAACATTCTGCTAATAAATGACCACCATAGTTATCACTATTACTAATAGTATTACCACTTCCATCTATTAATCTAATACCGTCAAATAAATTACTTGGTAATATTTTATACAAAGTTCTTGAAAAATTATATTCTTCTAATGGGTCTATATAATAATCTGTAGGAGTAGAATCACCTCCACCAAAACCATCTATCTTACTAGTTCTTGCTGTTCCTCCATCTTGATTTCGAGCGACTGTAATTGTATTACCATTAATAGCACTAATAATTATTACTTCATCAAAAAATCTTAAAGAATCTCCTACCGATAAATCTCTTGCATCATCCACATAAAAGGTAGTTTCAGTTGTAGTTCTTACGGGTTTAGTTAACCTACAAGCCGCCATATAAACATAAACTACTTTATTTCCACTAGAATGAGAATATAATGAATCAATATAACCTAGTGAAGTTAGTTCTTTTTGTTGTAAAGAAGTTGAAAAAGTTTTAGTAGAATTTATTTGACCGTAAAGTTTTCTTCCTCTCCAAACTCTATCAACCATATCTAAAGCAGAAGTACTATCTGCGTTATAATTTGTACTACCATCAGCAAAGGATAAAACCCCATGTGTGCTACTTGCTCTTGTTGTGTAGTAAACTTTTAATGCTCCAGAGTTATGAGTTTCATCTGTTAATAAATTACTAACTGTATTAGTTCCTCCAGCCGCTATCCAATTAGCAGTATCAACAGTTAAAGTTCCCCCACTTTGACTTCTAATTTTAAAATAACCATCGTTGTTATCTGAACCTACAACTTTAATATATCTCATACTACCAGTCCAACTACCACTAGCCCTTACTATAGTATTAGCACTAGCACTAAAAGTTACAACATTAGAACTAACATCAGCAATCGTATCTACCCCATTAAATAACCTTTCAAAGTATATCTGATTACCACTAACATCTACCATTTTATGATGTTTTACTCTATCTTCTTTACCTAAATAAATGGGCTTTCCAAATACACTATCAATCATTGCGGGCTGTTCAACAGTTACCCCATAGTATTCTTTATCAGCAGTTATAACTGGGTTATTACTTTCAACAGTTACAGTTCTAGTAATACCATTTGGGTCTTTACCTTTTATAGTACAGCCAATCTTATATTCAGCAGGTTGATTCATATTTGTTCTTGTCATATTTTTTAAATAGAATTCACAATTAGCATTATAGAATAATGACATTTTGTGATGCTTACGATTATCTGTATAAATAGGGGCATTAACATCATGGGTTACAGCAGTTGTTCCGTCAAATCCTCTAGTGACTGTTACTTGATAACCGTTACCAAAATTTCTTGCAGTAGAAACTATTTTCATTTTTTCATTATCTATACGAATATAATCTCCACCATCTAAATCTTCTAATCTACTAACATCAATTACAGTCTCAGAATTATCTAATGCTTCTGCTAAATACCCTACATGCATATGAGAAAAATAAGCCTTTGACCTTGAAGAAGCCGCATTAGATTCATTTCCAACCGCTGAAAAATATTTATTGTTAAAAGGTAAACCCAAAATATTTGGGTCAGCAGTTATATTTGAACTAGCGTTACCACCACCAGTTTCGTAATCTCCACCTAATAACCAAGCAAAACCATTTACATCATAAGGAGTTACTATAGTTTCTATCATAAAAGAATCTTTATGACCCCATAAACCGTAAGGTTCTTCAGAGTCAGTTGGAATATGTTTACTATAATCTAAGTGAACGTAACCATCTCCCATTATTGGGAATACTAATGATTTTTTATTTTCACTATAAACTCTATAACTCATACTATCCCTCTTGCTACCTCAAATGACATACTAAATTCTACATAGGGTTGACCACCAACAAATGTAGTATCGAAGGAACGAATAAAGCCAGCAATCGCTTCAAGTTTGTTATATTTAGTGGTATCACCTAAAGGTTTTGGAAAAGAACTACCCCCAAAACTACCAAATGCATCTAAACTAAAACCATCTCCACTTCTAACTCCATAGTTAAAAGGAACTAAGGGACATTTTTCAACAGGTGTATTCTTACCTATTGCATTCCCTTCTGAATCTGTAGCATCATCACCAGCCGCATCTTTTTTATGATAAAGAAAATCATTTCCTACTCTTGAAGGTATAAAAATAATTAAGTTATTAAGATTTTGTTGTACTTGAGCGAAAGAAGAATCAACATAAGAATGTATTAGTTGACATATTTCTTGTGCCGTCATTTTTACAATTACGTGTTTTCCATCCACATCTGTATATTTTGCGTCTGCACCACTAGATATGGTAGGGTCGGGTTCCTCTTTAGGTAAATCATCAGGTTTAAACTGCTTAGAAATTTGCTGTTCTGTTATAATACCACTAAGAGAAATAGTTTTACTGGATATTCCTAAATCAATAGGTTGAGTGTTTGCTTCACCAGTAAAGATACCACTAAGAGGAATAGGCATTGCCATAACATCTTTAGTTGTAGATATTGCTACAGTTTCACATTTTAATGCTATTCTATTAGTATCAAAGTTTTTCATAGTAGTTGTATCTGTTCTATCTGTTATAGGGCTTCTTGAACTTAAATCAAGAAATACAAAATGCCCGTCATAATCTGTTGTTACCATTTTAATACCTCACGTTTGTTGATGAAGAAGTACTTCTATTTATTTCAGCACTCACCATTCTTCCTACCTTCTTTGCTATATCTCTTAACTCTGAATCCGATGCTCCTAAACGACCATTAACATGAACATGAATCGTATTACCGCCAGCCATTTTTTTACTTTCTGCATTGGAATGAACCCTTGCACCTTTTGGTAAATTAACTAACTCTGGACCCTTTTCTCCTACAACCGCTAAACCACCTGCTGATACTCCACCATTTGCAAAGAATGGAACAAAGGGAATCCCGTCTCCTTTAATTGTGTCATAAATCATAGTTCCTAATGAACCTACGACTTTTCCTAACAATTCAGGTAAGCCACCTATAAATGCTATTACATCCGCAATAAACGTAGCGAATTCTATCGCCTTACCTATAATATATGTTTTAAATTCCTCAAATTTTGCAATTATATTAGTGATATATCCCATTAATGGCATACCTATAGTTTGAATAGCCCAGTCTTTTGCTGTATTATAAAGTCCAATTATCCCTTCAATAAGTTTTCCAAATAATAATTTACCAACACCTAATAGTATAGCACCTAACCCACCAAATATACCTCCGAAAACTTTTGTTAGACCTTCTAACAACATCATAAATCTTTCTCCAATAGTTCCAGAACCAAAGAAAGCAGAGAATATTAACATAAATCCCTCAACTACCATAAATACAGCAGACATTTGATATAGTTTCCATAACAACATCCATTGCTTCCGCACTTTCCAGTATCTTCCTAATAATAGAGAATATAACAAAAGCACCCATTAAGAATAATACAAACATTATGGAATATCTAAGGGCAAGACCAGCAACCTTACCGAGTTTAGACATAGCACCTAAAGTTAATTTATCTCTTATCTTGGCTAAATTTTCTTTTATACTTTCCCTTTTTTCCCATTGTTCTGTAAAATATTTAATGGGAGCAGGAAGTTCTATACTGTCAAAACCTTGTGCAAACCCTCCCCTCTTTTCTTTTAATGCGCCCCTAGCCGCCTCCAGTTCCTTTTTCTTCTTCTCAACATCGGCTACTTCCCCTGCGTCAAATTTACCAATTTGCCGATTTTTCTTTAAAACACGCTCTGCCTCTTTTAACGCTACTTTCGCTTTTCTAACTTCTGACGCTTTAGTTAATAATTCTTCTTTCAACAATTCCTTTTCTACTAGTTTATTTCTTTTATTTAGTAATTTTTGCATTTGTTTTCCTTGATATTCATAAATAGCAAGAGTTCTTTTTACGGCCCTTTCTTCCGCCTCTACTTGTGTTATTTTCTCGTCTTTTATCGCTTGAGCCATAGAATCCATTTGTAATTTTAATTCGAGATTATCTTGAATTGCCTTTCCAAATGCATTGGGTCCAAAAGGAGCATCCATTATATTTTGTAATTCTTTAGTTTTTTTACCTACAGTTTCATATTCTTCACTTAATGCCGCTAAAGATTTCATACTTTCATTCTGTGATTCTATTGCTTTAGCCTGTGCATCTTTATAAAAAGTTAAAAGTTGTATTCCACCTCTGAGATAGTTTTGTAATTTCCAAAGACCTGTACCTGATAACAACCTACTAGCGGCTGTCCACATTTTACTTTCATTTGCTACAACCCCAATTGATTTAGCCAACCCTTCTGTTGCTTGAGCGAGAGTATCTGCGGTATCAGACACCGAGAACATTTGGTCATCTAATTTACGTAGTTCCTTTGCTAGTCGCTGTACATCAGTCACTTTATCACCTATTGTTTCTCTTTATTTGTTTATCCATCTCTTCCGCTTTATACTGTTCCACTTCGCCATGAACCATTAACATATCTCTAACTAAAGAGGCTGGCATTTGATAAACCTCTAATGGGCTTATCGCTAAAGCCTTAGAAAGACTGTAAACTGTTATCAGAGATACAATCCGAGGACTAGCAGACTTTCCTCTTATTGCGGCTCTGACTTCTCGTTTTTTGTATCATCCCCCATGAAATCTTGAAGGGGATTAGGAAGTATATCTTTTAATTGACTTCCTAAATATGGACTTAATCTAATTAAGTCTACTTTAGATAAACTGGGTTCAGTTTTCTCTATAAAGTTATCAATCATATAATGGTATAAATTATTTAAATCTATATCCATTTCCTG